CCTGATATGGCTAATAAACCTTTTAAACTTTACAAACATGCCGGTGGTCTGATAGAAGATATCTTTAAAGCACCTTTAATATAATATAAACTTATAACTATGGCTATTGAAAACGAAATTCCAGATGAGCAAATAGAAGATTTAACTGTAACAGATAGAGAAACTCCAGTTGGTTCAGCTAATGATGTTAACGTTATTGTTGAGGGTGAAGAACCTGTTGTTGAAGAACAAGTAGAAGACGAGTTTAATAAAAACATTGCAGAAGAAATGGATGAAAGAGATCTACAAGATCTTGCTAATCAATTAATTTCTGATTTTAAAAACGATAAACAAACAAGAGAAGATTGGGAACAAAGTTATACTAAAGGTTTAGACTTATTAGGATTTAAATACACATTACAAACAAGACCGTTTCAAGGAGCGTCAGGAGTAACACATCCTTTACTTGCTGAAGCTGTAACACAATTTCAAGCACAAGCTTATAAAGAATTATTACCACCAGAAGGACCTGTAAGAACTCAAATCATTGGTGTGCAAAACCAAGAGAGAGAAGATCAAGCAAGTAGAGTTTCTGATTTCATGAATTATATGTTGATGGAAAGAATGGATGAGTATACTCCAGAATTTGATCAACTATTATTTTATTTACCATTAGCAGGATCTGCATTTAAGAAAATTTATTATGATGAAGTATTAGAAAGAGCTGTTTCTAAATTTATACCAGCTGAAGATTTAGTAATACCTTACTATGCAACTGATATAAGAGATTGTGAAAGAATTACTCACATCATTAGAATGACTGAGAACGAGATTAAGAAAAAACAAGTAGCTGGTTTTTACAGAGACATAGAATTAAATCCACCACAAGATAATACATCTGATATTAAGAAAAAATATAATGAGTTAGAAGGTGTTTCTAAAGGAGCAGAGAGTGATGATACTTATTCTGTTTTAGAAATGCATGTTGATCTAGATATTGAAGATGAAGACAATGTAAAAATACCATACATAGTTACAATAGATGAAACCTCTCAAGAGATTTTATCTATATATAGAAATTACAAAAAAGAAGATCCTAAAGCTAGAAAAATAAATTACTTTGTACATTATAAGTTTTTACCAGGTTTAGGTTTTTATGGATTTGGTTTAATTCACATGATAGGTGGTTTATCTACTGCAGCGACTTCTGCATTAAGACAATTATTAGATGCAGGAACTTTAGCTAACTTACCTGCTGGATTTAAGTCTAGAGGAATGAGAATTAGAGATGATGAACAACCAATTCAACCAGGTGAGTTTAGAGATGTAGACGCACCAGGCGGAAATATTAGAGATCAATTTCAATTATTACCATTTAAAGAGCCAAGTGCTACTCTGTATCAATTAATGGGCTTCTGTGTTGAAGCTGGTCAGCGTTTCGCGGGTATTGCAGGTATGCAAGTGGGTGATGGAAACCAACAAGCAGCCGTTGGAACAACAATTGCACTGTTAGAACGTGGTGCAAGAGTGATGTCAGCAATTCATAAACGAATTTATTATGCAATGAAACAAGAATTTAAAATTTTATCACGAGTTTTTGCAGAATATTTACCTCCAATCTATCCTTATGATGTTTATGGTGGTGAAAGAACAATAAAAGTAACAGATTTTGATGACAGAGTAGATATTTTACCAGTTGCAGATCCAAATATTTTCTCAATGGCACAAAGAATTACACTTGCGCAGACACAATTGCAGATTGCACAGACAAATCCGCAAATTCATAACGTTTATGAAGCATATAGACGTGTATATTCTGCACTTGGAACAAAAAATGTTGATGAAATTTTGTTAAGACCAGAAAAACCATTTCCAAAAGACCCTGCAATTGAAAATATGGAAGGATTGCAGATGAAATTACCAAAAGCTTTTGCTGAACAAGATCATGATGCACATATTATGGCTCATAAAATGTTTATGCAGAGTAGAATGGTGCAAATTAATCCTCCTGTGTATGCTTTGTTTCAAGGACACATATCAGAACACATATCTTTAAAAGCTACAATGGAAGTTTATGTTGCAATGAAGCAAGATCCTAAATATATTGAGATGGAACAAACTAATCCAGATGCTTTTAGAATAGAAGCAGATGCTTTGGTTGCACAAAGAATCAACGAATTAACAATGGCGCTTATTCAAGAGGAATCAGCAACTTCTCAACAAGATCCATTAGTTGCTTTAAAACAAAGAGAGCTAGATTTAAAAGCTATGGATATTCAAAGACGTTCTCAATATGATTCTGAAAAATTAGATCAACAGCAAAATCAATTTGAAGATAGATTAGATTTAGATGAAGAAAAATTACAACAACAAAGAGATTTACAAGCTCAAAGATTAGCTGTATCAATGCAATCTACTGCAATGAAAGTTAATAAGCCTAGAGGTTCTGGTGATAGGTAAAAAGTTTGGTCCACCACCATTAAAAGGGCCTGCATCTCAAGGATTAAGATTAAAAAAACTTAAACTAAAAAAATCTAAGTTAAAAAAACTTAATGTTAGAAAAAAGTAACGAATTAGAATTATTTAGACTTAAAGAATTAGCTAGAATAAGACAACAACGTTATTATCAAAAAAATAAAGAAAGAATTAAAAAATATTCACGTGATTATATTAAAAGGGATCCTGAAAAAAGAAGATTTCAATTAAAAAAATCTCTTATAAAAAAGAGATATGGAATAATTTATGAAGATTACTTATCTATGCATCATGAACAAGAATACAAGTGTAAAATTTGTAAAAGGCATGCTGATGAATTTAAAAAAGGATTAGTTGTAGATCATGACCATAAAACTGGTAAAGTTAGAGCTTTATTATGCATTAATTGCAATTCACAGTTACATGTGTTAGAAAATAAAGAGTTATATGATAAGTATATGAATTATTTAAATAGTTTTAAGGAGTAATAATGTTACCAATGTTAAATGCAGTTGCACCTCTTGCTAAAATTTTATTTAGTACAATTGAGAAATCAGTACCTGATAAAGATTTACAAGAAAAATTAAAAGCACAATTACAAACACAATTATTACAATCTAACACAGCAGAGTTACAAGCTGCAGCTAAAATAGTAGAGGCTGAAGCAAAAGCTGGTTGGTTTGCAGCTAGTTGGAGACCATTGTTAATGTATGTTTTAATATTTATTCTTGTATGGAATTATGTATTAGGACCAGTAATATTATTCTTTTTTAAAGCTTCTATAACAATACAATTACCAGGAGATGTGTGGACACTTTTACAGATTGGTCTTGGTGGTTACGTTGTGGGAAGATCAGCTGAGTCAGTTGCTAGAACAATGGCAAATAGACCTCAACCAAAAGATCAAGAGAACGGATGATAGATTACGAGAGTTATAAGTACGTAAAAAATCATATAAATAAATCAGTAGAACGTCTAAAAGAAGCTCTGGTCTACAGTGTAGACAAGTGGGATGATGTCTTGTATATTAGAGGAAAAATACAGGGCTTAGAAACCCTGCTACAGGATCTCACTGACCTGCAGAAAAAACAGGAGCTATTTGATGACGACAAAGACACAAAGTCTGGAAGTACCAAAACTTAAAGAGGCACTTTTAGATTCATACAAAGAAAAAGAAGTTAAAGAAACATCTTTAACTCCAGAAAATTTTCAAGAATCAGCACTAGACCAATTACCTAATCCAACAGGATATAGAATATTAGTTTTAATGCATGCTGGTGCTAGAAAAACAAAGGGCGGCATTCATCTCACAGAAAATACATTAGAAACAATACAGATGACATCTGTATGTGGTTACGTGTTAAAAATGGGAGATCTTTGCTATAAAGACGAAAAAAAGTTTCCGAATGGACCATGGTGTAAGCCAAAAGAGTGGGTTATGTTTGGTCGATACGCGGGAGCAAGATTCAAAATAGAGGGAGGAGAAATCAGAATTCTTAACGATGATGAAATCATTAGTACAATTAAGAATCCTGAATCTATTTTGCAACTGTACTAAATAACAAGGAGTATGTATGGCTGAAGAAGCAAAGCGTCAGCCAGATGTTGAATTAGACACTGATGACGCAAGAGAAACAACCATACAACTTGAAGAGAAGAAGGAAGAAAAAGAAAAAAGACCAAATCTAAATCTAGGAGAAGTAGATTTAGAATATACAGATTACAGTCAAGATAAAAAAGAAAAGATTGATATATCTGTAGAAGAAAAAGAAGAACCAAAAGCAGTCAAAGAAGACAAACCTGCTGATTCAGAAGATTTATCTTCTTTCAGTGATGCTGTTCAAAAAAGAATAGATAAGCTTACTCGTAAGATGCGTGAAGCAGAAAGACGAGAACAGGCAGCTCTTGA